TTTTATAAGTTTTTTGCTCTAATGAAAAAGGATTAAATCCAAATAATATATGAATACCTTTTTTACTATAAGATTTTAAAGCATATTCGATATGTGCAAAAATTAAAGGATATTTTTCTGATAAATATGATTTTATTTTAGGCCAGTCGAGAGCACCGTTTATATCTAGCCATCTATCTTCCGCTCTGTGAGCGTCTAAATCTAACATTAAATGTCTGAGAACTTGCAAACCGTTTGGATTTCTAATGGCACAACTTTGTAAATCTGGAGCTTGTTCCCGCTCGCAAAATCCCGCTAAACGGTTGCCATCATTATCAAAAAAGTACTTTTTATAATCGTATTTTGCGTGCTGTGGTAGAAATATTTTGGCTAGAGACATGCAACCTTTCTAAGTTGCATTCCGTTTTACAGCGTGTTAGGCTATTTACAGTACGCGTTCGTTAAAGTCCGCGAACTGTACGGAATGCCTAGTTTTTTTCGCCTTACGGAATGCCTTGGCTTTTGTATGTAGTTGTGTAATGGGCGTTCTCAAAGCCTCGTAAACTGTAGAGAACATCCAGTCTAGATACTAACAATAATGTAGTTAAACTACAAGCTCCCCGCCTTATTCAATCCCTCGCTGTCCAGCGGGGGTTTATTTTTTTAAGTAAACAGTTTCTTTTAAAATTCATTTAATTTCTACCCTCAGTATTAAAACACGCTCATGTATTTGTTACTTTATTAAATAAACAAAATATAAACTTTAGTAAACAAATTTAAATACCTACTGTTTGACACGGTGTAGAATTTACCCTACTTATAACAAAAGTCAATTGTTTGTTAACGCTTTTTTTATTAAGGAGATCGAATGAAGATAAATAATCAGATCAAGAGTTACGTTGCTTCAATCTTTATTTCTTTTATTGAATGGTTTGAATTCCTTGTTTTTGCATATATATTTGTACAAATATTTAACTCAACAACCGATCTTAATGTTACAAGTGCTTTTCAAAAAATTGGTATTCTATTAAGCTTTTTTGCAAGACCTATTGGCGCATTTATTTTTGGTAAATTATCCGTTACAAAAGGAAGAATACCAAGCCTTTTAAATACATTAAATCTTATGATTATTTCATCATCATTAATTATAATAGCAACGATACTAAAAGAAAATTTATATTTATGTGCTGGTCTTGCAATTCTTGCACGACTTTTACAAGGCGCTGCAATTGGCGGAGAAGTAACGACTTCAATATTATATATTTATGAAATATCAAAAAACAAAGCGACAGCAATCGCTTTTGCGGGTCTTGGTTCTGCTCTTGGAATGGGACTTGCAACATATACACCCGCTTTACTAAGCGGTATTAAATCAATTGATAATAAGATTTATATTTCATATGGCATTTCGATTGCTTTATCAATTGCTGCTTTATTTATAAGAAGATCATTAATTGAAACAAAAGAGAATAATAATGGAGTTAAAATAAAATTAAACAAAGAATATTTTTTATTGTCTCTAAATATTTTTAAGTACGTTTTTCCTTTTGTATTCTTTGTTTATTATATTTTCTTAGTTTTTCCTACATATTTAAAAGATAATTTTAATATATCAAGTGAAGTTTCAGAGTACTATTTAACATATTTTAGTTTCTTTACAGGTATTGCTCCAATATTTTTTGGAATTATTGCAGACAGAATTGGTATTGAAAAAGTTTTAAAATGGACAATTATTTCAACTATTCTATATATTCCTTTATTCATTTTTATCAAAAATCCAATTTTTCAAATCAACGCTATTTCACTTTTAATGTCAGCTTATTTTTCCGTAGGTTTTACAAAACTATTTACAAAAACAACTATGGATAATTTATACCTTTCATTCCCTGTGCTTTACAATTTAATTGTTGCTATAATTTCGTCACAAATAATCTTACTCTTTAGCTTAAATATTGACCACGATGTTGTTTTTATTATATCAATTTGTTTAATGTTCATAATTGGAATAAAAGACGTTTTTGTTTCAAAAAAAAATGTGCATAGCGAAGGGAAGAATGTCTATGGAATTTGAAAGAGTAACAACATCAATGGAAAAAAAATCAATTGATAAAGTTAAGGTTTTTAAAGATATCTTTAGAGAAATAAAAAATTCAAATTATGATAAAATCACATTTTCTTTTTCTAATTTGCAATCAAAAAATTGTATTTTAATAACTGAGAATTTTGAATGGCTTGACAAATACGTAAATGACAAATTATATCTGGAAGATCCAATTTGTGATTGGGAAGATTTAGCGTTATGCAATTTAAAAAGATTAACAAATAAAACAACAGAGTTTATTGATATTGATAAAGCGCATGACAATATAAACGGAAAAAAACTTAGGGAAATAAGAAGCCAGTTTAATATAAAATCTGGTGGTATTTCCGTTTCTTATTTTGATAATATTGTACTTTCAGTTGGATGGTGGTCATCTAATATTAATTTAAATTTCATGGAAAATTACGGATCTTCAGAGTCGAGAATTTTTTTTGAGAAATTAATAAAAGAAATACTTTTTATTTATTGTCAAAATAAAGGAATGATATTTAAAAATAATAATTGAAAATTTAGGGGTTTTTATGCTCGAATTAGACACAATAGGTAAAAGAGTTAAATACTGTAGAGAAATATCTAAACTTTCGAGAACAAAAATGAGTTCGCGATATAATATCAGTAATTCAACACTTAGCGCTTATGAAACTGACATAAAAAATCCCTCTGATAAAAGACTTAAAGAATTATTAGAAATATTTAAAAAAGAAAATGTAATTGTAAGTTACCAATGGCTCAAACTTGGAAAAGGAGATTTACCTAGAGAATTTAAATGTTTTGAAGTTAATAGTAAAAATAATTTTGATTATATTGATAGTATTGAGCTAATGAAACAAGAAGAAATGCAGATAAAAAATAAATATCCAAACGCTATTTTTTTTATATGCAATACTTTTGATATGGAACCAACAATTTTTTTTGGTGACTGGATTTTTGGGCTTCCAATCAACATTACCGATATTAAAAAATTTGAAAATTACCCTTTTATTTTTAAAATAAATGATGTAACTTATATAAAATATCTATCTAATATTAATACAGATGGCTCCTTAAATATTGTAGGTCTGAATCACAAGAATTCAAAAAATGATTTTTATTTACAAAATATAATCCCCTCCGAAGTCGCGCCAATTTTTTGGACAAGAAGAAATCCAGATAATTTCATGTAAAAAGGTATATAAAATGAATTTAAAGCTAGCTGAAAAAAAAGATATTGAAAATTTAATTAACATAACAGAACAAGCTCGGACTACTCTAGGATACCCCGAAAGCTATGTTATTCCCTTTAGGAAATATTTAAATGAATATTTTAAGGATAAACAAATATTAAAAGACAGAATAACAATAATTAATTATGATGATAATCATAAACCAAATGGTTTTATTTCTTTTTATAAATTAAAAGACGAATCTTTAGTTGAAATTAGTTACTTATTTATATTGCCCGAATATCAAAAAAAAGGTGTTGGCTCAATGCTTATAAATTCATGCGAAGATATTGTTAAAAAATTTGATGTAAAAAAAATTAAATTAGGAGCGGAACCAAAATCAATCGAATTTTATTTTAAACATGGATATATAAAAACAGAAGAAGTATTACAATCGGCTGTGTTTAGCGATTTAACATATCCGTACGTTGAAAAGCATTTGTAAATTAATTACTTTTTAGTTCTAATCCAACCCAATAACCCTGTCTCTTTTTGCAAAATCCCCTGCATCTCTTTGGCCATTTTTAAAAGCTCACTTTTTAAATCTTTATTTTCGGTTTCAAACCTCTCGCAACGTCGCCGCTCATACTCCAATGCCTCTTTAAGTATGATCACCGTATCACTCTCCTGTTGTATAATAGGTTGTACCACTTCAGTACGGGGTGCTACACTTCCGTTGCTATCCTGTAGTAATAACAGTAGATCATTTTTATTGATCAACTTGTAGCCCTCTGGTGATGTTGTGTATTTTAAAGTTCCACTCTCTAACCAACGCCTAATTGTAGTTGCTGACTTACCACTATGTTTTGCTGCACCATTAATTGTTAGTATCTCAGTTGATCTATTACTTGCCATATATACGTACCCCCAACGTTAGATCATTAGTATAGCATACCATGTTGATCTACAGTTCAAGCAATAAATAAACATGCGTTACTTTATAGCATAAATTATATTTATAAATTTATATACAAATGATTTAATATTGAAATGTAAATAAAGTGACACTAACTTGACTAAAATTTATTTTAACATTACAAATGAATAGTTAGTGTCACTTTATTTACATTTAATTTACACATCAGGAGAAAATCATGCGCCAGTCATCCGCTCCAAGTTTTATTTGTCCTGTTCCACGAGAACCAGTTATTTTGTGCCCTAACTCTATAGTTATAGAAGATGACGGCATCGAATATCTCGTTGGTAAAACTGCACAACTTGACGCCCCAGAATCGGCTAGAGCTATCGGAGGATCTCTAGCAACTCCACAGTACAGGAGGCTTTTAAAAGCAATTGTTGCAATGTCTCTTGGTGCTGGTGAGCACAACGTAGCTTTAGCTTTAGCCGTAGCTCAAAACTGGATCGACAAATTTCGTGATAAAGCTGGATCAATTAAATTAACAAAAGAAAATACAGAATTACTTAAAGAAACATTAAAAGAAATAAAATTCAGAAAAGGATCTTCAGACTCACCAATACAAATATGCAAAGTGAATTTTGCTATTGAACCCACCGTTTACTTCGAAACTCAAGCCGTTACGTTTTGCATACCCAACGCTTTAAAAACTTATGCACTTTGGCAAATTGGTCACGGTGATAAACAACAAGCTGTTTTATTGGATGGTAGGCCTGCCACAAACGCTTTGCAAAGAGTCGAAGGCTTAAGCGGCGCAATTAAAAGGTTTGCAAAAAATACAGGATTAACCGAGGCGGAAGCAATTAAAGCTTGGCAATTAGGAACAAGGCCAGAATCAGATGAAATGAATGGAAAACGAGTTGATTGTACAAACGAAAAAAAGAAGGCTGCGAAAGAATATTTTTCAACATCTGTAAGTAAATTATTAAATAGCATGCAAGATTACCGTGAACGAGTAAGAAATATTGTTCTATCAGGTGGAGCAGCTAAAGATGAAATTGCAGTAGAAACGCTAAAAAATGAGGTTGAATCTACTGGATGGTACAAACTGCATGTAATAAACAATTTACCTAAAAAAGATGACAGATGTGAAGATCCTGTCTTTGTTTGCGCTCATGGTTTAGCAAGTGCGCCATTTCTTCAGCAACATGAAGGCATCAAACTTGGTTTAGATGTCGGTAATTTTGCGTTAAAATCAGTAACAATCGGAGAATAAAAAAATGGGAACTAGAATAACAATTGAAGATTCAAAAAATGAAGCAATAAAAGAGCTAATTGATGTATTAAATGGTAATGTTACGCCTTTTAAATTACCAGCAATGATGAATTGGCCAGACCCTAGTAAAAAACGCGCGCAATCAGAACGAGCATTAAGGCTTATGCTTGCTGGATTAGATATAATAAAAAAAGAGTATCCAGTAGAAACAATAAGAGAAATAAATGATATAAAAAAAACTGTAATAAACGAAGCGGTTAGAACTGAAGGTTGGTAATTAGCAACTAATAAAAATCAGGAGATTTTAAAATGATAAAAAAAGGATTTTTTATTGCAGCGTCATTGATGATTATAGGTTGTGGTGTTAAAAACGGTAAAAAAAATAATATTAATAATGAAACTTCATTAGACAGTTATGATCCTAGCAAAGAATCGCCAGCTATTAATTTACCCCCAAAACCTCCTGTTGTTCCTGAAATAAAAGAAGATGTAGATGCTGTTAGATTAATAGGAGAAGGTAAAAATTATAAAATTTCTGAAGTTGATTATACTGATCATAGAACATTTTTAAGAGAAAATATAAGACCCATAAGTGTTTATTATTCAAATATTTCAGGAAATTTTAATATTAACGTAAAAAAATTAGATTATAATTTAATTAAGATTACATATTCAGGTATAGCTTATTTACAAAATGGTAGCGATATAAAAGCGATTATAGATTGTACAGAAACAGCAGAATATGAAGCGGAATTTTTTGGTAGTAGCTATTCCCCTATAAATGCAAAATTAATAAAAAATGGCTGTAAAGTAACAGGTCTAATGTTGTTTCCTGAATTCAAGCAAAAAATAGGATGGCTCGAAGAAAAAGATTTTTTTACAAGGATTGGCGTTTCAACCAATCCTAACGTTAGAGAGAGTGAAGGCTGTTTTTTTGACTTTATTGAGAATTAGAGCATTTTGGAGATTTATAATTACTTACATCTTCATCTCTTGATAACGAATATTGATATTTTAAATATTCAAGAGGAAGTTTTGCAGATCTAAATTTATCATTAGCAATTTCTATTCCATTTGAATATAAATTTTCAATAGTATTTCTACTTGTATCTGAAATATCAGCCATAATTGTTGATAAATTACCATATAAAATAGTTAGACTATTTTTTAAAGAAGTAGAGCCAACACCCCAAGACGCGCTATTTTTTAATATATAGTTTACAGTTCCAACTTGTTCGCCTGATAAATTACCTATTATATTTTGTATTTGCTGTGAAATTTTATTATTACTTTGCCCAGAAATACTTTGTAAAGCAAATTGCAGATTCCTTAACTGCAACTTTAATTGATTAATAGGCAATGTTCCGTAGTTATTCACCATACTTTGAACTAGATAAATAATAATTTGAGATTGCGAGATTTGGGTATTTAGCACACCCATATAACATGCGTCTTTAATCAAATTATTAACCGTTTCTTGTGTTAAATCAGCTTGAATATCCTTAATATGTAAATTACAGTCCCTTACAAACTGAGCTGATTTTGTTTTGTACGGATTAATATCCACAACCGATAACTTACCTGCTGAAGTTATTTTTAATTTTGTTTCATCATATTTAAATGGTGCAAAGGTTCCAGAAGCAGACTTAACACCAATATATTGGCTGATATTATCGCTACAACTATAATTATAAGTTATTTCATAATTCAAATTTACATCGCTTCTATTTTTTAGTGAAGGGATATTTTCTAAATCACCCGTTACAGCACTACAAAAATCGTAAGTTCCATCAGGGTTATATTCGCAATTCATTAGCTTATCACCAATATTTAAAGCAAATAAATTTTGAAATGAAATTAAACTAAATAATAAAGTAATAGATTTTTTTATAGTACTCAAGGCAATTCTCCATATAGTTTTAAATATTTATTTCTGAAATATTGATCGGGTGATGTATCATTTTTAGCTAATTCCGCTAATCTATTTTTAAAAGTTCCTTTAGCAATTGGTTTTGCAGTATGTTTAATTTCGGAAAAGCTAACCTGAGTTTTAAACACTTCACCTATATCTTGTACTTGTAAAAATATTTTCTCTATTTCCATCAATGGAATTGGAGCTAACCAATTATTATTTGGAACAGAGGTGTACGCTCTAAAATAAAATGGTTTTAAATCATTTTTATTTATATCGGTTGTTAACGATATCATCATTGGCGTATCCCAAACGATGGTTTGTGGTCCATACGAATTTCTGGCTAAAATAGTGCCATCAGAGCTAATTAGTTCAACTATAAAAAAATTACCGTTATTTGGATGCGAACCTACATAGCCATTCCATTCACCAAAATATCCATTATTACGCGCTCTGAATGTAACTTTAGTTTGTCCGAAAACTTTAACAGTTGATGCGTTTGTTTTGTAATTTAAAAGATTCGTTTGTGCAATAATTCCATTAGGTGAATTTGACCAAACCCCCGAATATGTAAACATATCATCATAAACACCCGAATTGTAGCCACAATATTTATGCCATTTTGATCCACTTTTATGTGCATTATACCAGTCTGGTGTTGTACCAAGACATGAATTGCCACTGCTTGCAATTTCATATGCCGTCATAGTTAAACTTTTAGATCTTGAATCTGTGCAAATTGTTCCACCATTTGGTGCTATGGCACAATCCGCATATGCTTTTCCGCCACAAGAAATTGCTAATAAACTTAAACAACTTAAAATAATTTTTCTCAATTTTATTTAATCCTCATAATGTAAATTGTCGTTATATTTTCTGGTTCTATATTAAATTTTTTATAATTTGTTACACCCGATGTCTGCGCGTTTTCTAGCACGTCATTTATTGCGTCTCCATATACGCCAGATGTAAACATCTCTGTTAATACTGTTGGGGAATTTATTAACCTCATAGTATCACCGCTTCCGCCACTACTTGCTATTCCTGAATATTGAAAAACATTGTCTTGATTTGGCTGTGAATTTTTATCTGCATTAGTGTAAATATATTGTTCTAATACTTTTTGAGCACCATTTATTTTTATTTGATATTCGCCAGTTTTATGTGTGTGTGAATAATTGTGAGTATGATTAAAATCTGCACTATGTTCACTATTTCCTTGTTTTTTATTATCTTCTAATGAACCTTTTAAAAATAAATTGTTATTTAAATTTGGTATTATTTTCCCATTAAAAGAAGAACTTTGATCATTAATTTTTTGACCATTACATAAAACAAATCCAAATTCATCCGCTTTTTCTAAAGCAACACATTTATAACCACCAAGACTAGGAAAAGTCGGTAAAACAATTCCTACAGGTACGCCAACAACAGAAACTTTTTGCAATTGTTCATCAAGATAATGTAACCATTTTGCCGTTAGATTTTTCCAATAATTTTCCCATTCCCTTGGTGGAACTTCATTTATATCCCAACCATTTTTTATTTTTTCTAGCGGATATTCTACTTTTGTAGGTGTATTATTAAATCCATTTTTATTATTTTCGACACACCAATCGGGAAACACATCAGGTTTATTCATTATTTAATTCTCCAATTAAAGAAGCATAACCGCCCCCTTTGTTATTATTAGTATTATTATATATTGTTCCATATCCATTAAATTTATTATTATTAAAACCAAATGGCTTATCATCTAAGGTATATTTTAAATCAAGAGAAACACATACACCCACTGAGTTAGCGATATATTTATATTGATATAAAGAGCATTGTGAATTATTTGAAAACAATTCGACTCTTGCGGGGTATGTTTCTTTATAAACAAATTTATTATTATTTAAAATTATTTTAGCTGCTGATAATATAGATAAAATAGTACCATCTGAATTATCAAGAGCTATTTTATTTAAAACTTTCTGTTTATAATCATCGTCATTCAAATCATTTCTTAATACGTTTCTTATCTCGCCATTTGAATCTATTTGTTTACCTATCGCATTTTTCAAACTCCTATTATTATTTAATTGCTCAAGAGCCTCTTCTATTTCATTTAACTCAATCATTAAACATTCGACTAATATATTAATTATTTTCTTATTTTTAAATTGATTTAATAACTTTTTCTTTACTTCAATTATATGATCTATTTTTTTAAACATTTTTAATAACCATAATATCATTTACACTGAATGACGGGTATTCAGTCCTACCGATTTGAACTTCACTTTTAAAAATGTTTTCATCTTTTCTGGAAAGTGTTAAATTTATTCCTTTAATTCCTGAACAACTGTTAAAAATTGAACCGAAAAACTTTTGATCAATTAAATTTTTATTTATTCCTAATTTGTTGCCGTAATTTAGGACAGCATTTTTTATTAATTGTTCACCATTTTCGGGGAATTCATCAAATATTTTTATTTCAATTTTAACAATAACTGATACTTCAACAGGACGTGAAAAATAAATATCAAGCCATTGATTATCAATTAATACAGGGATTTTCTTAGATCCGTAAGTTTCAATTCCACCAATTTTATTTTCTGAAATTACTTTAGCTATTTCATTTTCGTCTCCTCCTTCGATCAAAACTTCAAATGCTTTTGGCGGTATGCCATCTAAAGATTTTCTATCGCTTTTATTTTCTTTGACATCTACATCTGAAACCCCCCTTAAATTTCTTAATTTCGCTTTTAAAGATGGGATTGTATTTTGCCCTCTCAGTGCTCCTGATTTTTTAATTCTAATTTTATAGTCAGTGTCAGACTCTAAAAGCCTGCCTATTGATTTTGGACGCTCAAAATTATTCGCTGAAATTAGCCCATTAACTGGTGAAACAATTTTATTTAATGTATCAACAGGGCAAAATATTGAGCCATTGTTCATAGCGTAAAATAAAGATTTATTTGTTACGTTTTCAATCAATTGGTTTTGATCTACATAAGGATCAAAAGGAATGAAATTTTTTGAACTTATTGTGTATGTTGAATCTTTTTGAGTAATAATATAATTATCATTACTGAATTTATTAACTAATTCCCTGCAAACATCATTAGCCTTGTCTCCTGCTTTAGCAATGTAAGAAACTTCGTAGCCATCGACTACGGTTGTATAAATTTTATCTTTAATTACATTGTCGTTTATTTTTGCTGTAAATTCTATACAATTCGATTTATTTAAAATAACATCATCTACTAAATAAAATAGTTCATTATTAGCAATACATTTTAGTAAAAAGTTTTTTTCTATTTTTGTCCCAATTTTTCCTTTTAAAGCAACAACTGTTTTTGTACAATCTGCTTCAAGCCTTTCAGCCGAAACATGCAAGGCGATATCGTCAACATTTTTTCCCTCTGAACTATCTAGTATCTGACCGTCATAAACTTCTTGAACTCCTTGCCACGCGTCCGCTATTTCACTAGAAAACACATCAATAATATTTCCAAGAAGCTTATCTTCTGTTTCTATTTCCTCGCCTATTTCTTCAATTTTAAGTTTTAAATTATTTAATATATTTAATTTTATTTCATCAAACCTTTTAATATTTAAACCTTGTGGAGTTAAAAAAGAACTCATAAGCTTGCCTCTAATGTAACAATATCTTTATTTTTAAATTGAATATTAGCTTTATACTCATATGTTTTTTCGTTAATTTCAGAAACAAAACTATCAAATTTTATAAAATCTTTTATGCGTGATAGTTCACTTTTTATAAACATATCTATTCGTTCTTTTTTATTACGCTTATTAAATATTTCGGTGAAGTAGGGGACTCCAATATTTACATCAAGAAAATATTCGCCTCTAATCGTGTTTAATCTAATTTTAACAGCTTGCGCTTTATCTTTTGTTAGCTGGATTTTTCCATTTATTAAAGCGATATCACCTGATTTATCTAAAAATATATCAACCATTATTACACCGTTGGACTTGGCGGAGAAGTTGAAGCAGGACCCGAAAGAACACCAGCATGAACATGTTTTGCTAGTGAAACTGTTTCTTTTGCTGCCGTAACATCTTCTCCTGCGCTTATTTTCGTTTCAGCTTTTAGCGAACTGCAAACAACATTTTTACACTCAATATCGCCATTAAATTTTGATATTGACGCATCAATTGTTACTTTTTCAGTTTTTATATTTGCATTTTTGCATTGAATATTAAGAGCTTGTTCACTTTTAATTTCAATTGATTTTGCAGCTTCGATTGTTACTTCATCGCTGCTTTTTATATTTAAAGGCTTTTCTGCTGAAATGTATATATGCAAGCTGCATAAACGCAAAATATTTTTACCGTGGCGTATTTCAATAGAATCTTTTTCAAATGGCTCTATTTTTTGCCTTGCTCTTAAGCATGGAAAAGCTACTGCATCGGATAAATTAAACTTTCTAATATCATCGGGATCTACAACGTCCCCGTCCGAATGTAGCCAGCCGTCTATAGACCGCTCAGAAATTAAAACTAGGACAGTGTCGCCCTCAGACACTGGCAATCCGATCACGCAATCTTTCGCTGCATAAAAAAGAATTGGCACGTCATGAAGCACGGGCAGATCTAAAACCGTCCCATCTCTAAATTTTTTTTTGATAGTTGGCTGCAAGTCGGCCACTTGCCTATCATGATCATATCTCAAAATTTTTGCAGGAAAGCTTGTGTGTATTTCGTTTAATATTTTATCAACATGTGCATGTATAACTTCACTAATCGAACTCATTTTTAATTTACCTCAACACCAAAACCTTTAGTTAACCAATCGCCGCTTAAATAATTTCCCTTGTGTTCAACCTCAACAATTTTAAAAGCAGCGTTTACATCTTTTTCATTATCTATTTTGATCATTGATAATATTTTAATTCCACCAGTTAAATAGGCTTCAAAATTAACACCATCCACTGGCTTTTTTTCTTCTTTTAAAACTACAGGGTCATTTTTTGTTTTTTCGGCAGTAATCAGTCCGCTAGAATAATCCAATAAAATTCCTAACATTTGAGTTGACTTATTATTAGCAGAAACAAACAAAAGATTATTTTCAATTGAAAATGACATATTTACACTTGCTAATATATTCGCTAATTCTGACCTTACTAATCCACAACAACTATAACCATTTCTATATATTTTACTTGATAATATATCGGAGTTATAAACACTCCCCATAGCCATTTCATTTTCACTTTTTAAAAACTCAGAACATAAATAATTAACAATTGTTAAGGCATTTGTTCCAGCAGGAAAGGACTTTGAAACTTTTGAATCTCTTGCAGCAAGGAAACCTTCGACCGCTTCTATATTTGTTTCGTATTCAATACCTGTGTGTTTTGATGATGATTTTGTTATCTTACCTTCAAATATTGTCGTTACATCATCTTTATAACCTGCCTTAAAAATAAGGACTAAATTTTTCTTTGAGGACAAAATATTTCTATATTCTGTGTCAAGATTAATTATTTTAATTTGCATAGAATTTAATTTTTTATCATTTTTAATCGTTTTCTTAATAGTAAACTCAATTTCATTTTCTGAAATTTCAAAACCAGATTGCCCAAGCTGTCCTATTGTAAGAAAATATTTTCTATCGTACTTAATCATATTTATTCTCTTTTATTTCTTGAATTTCTTTTTCTGTAAGATAAAATAATTTAAAATCTTTTCCAAAACTATCTAATGTAGGCAATAGTTCAATATTTTTAATATTAAAACCGATAATTTCACCTTTAAATAAGTTTTCAATTTTAAATCTTTTTACTAATGGAATAAAAGGCAATATTTTTATATTTAATAATATGTTTTCATTTCTCATGTTCTTTATTGTTAGTCGCCAGCGTTCGTCTCTTGTGTTCCAACAAAAATCTAAAATGTAAGCCTGATTATCAAACGATGTTACCTGTGTAAAATATGAACTATCTGCATTTATAATTATTTCGTTAAAGTCTTTCACAATGCACCACCAAAAATATTTGCAGCTTTTTTAACTCCTTCTTTTCCTGACTCATAAATTTTAGTAACAGCACTTTTTTTCTCTTCTGGAGCCTTTTTAACGTCATTCTTTCCCGTGTCTTTTTTCTTCTCAACTTTAGGTTTTTCTTTTGCTTTTGGCATTTTTGTAGTTTTTGATTTTACAAAAATAAGTTGCTTCATTTCTAGTTTAAATTGAAATGAATTTCCTGTTTCTTCTGTCTCATCATAATCAAATTTTGTTAAAACGAGGTCTTTAATTTCTTCACGGTCAGAAAGAAATAATGAAAAAACTTCTTTTGATTTATTAAGCTCTTCTAAGTATTTTCTGCCTTCTGAAATATAATCATTTTCATCATTTTCTTTAACTTCAATTGTTGAATTCGATGTTGTATTCCCATTTATTAGTTGATCAATTGCGTTAAAAAATCCGCTTTTTGGTTTTACTTTTATTTCATCATCATTAGCATAAAAAGAAGGAGTATTTGATATAATGCAATCAAGACTTATCTTTAAATTTTCTAATGTTCTCATATCCGACGTAGTATTGCCGTTACCAATTGGCTTTTCTGAGACTTTAGCACTGTGCGATGGTGAATATTTATTGCAACAATGAATATCAAGCGAGTTCCCGTTGCTATCCATAATAAAAGCAAATCCCATTAGCCGCCTCCTGTAGCATCTGCAAGTGAAAGCGAATAATGAGAATCTATTGCATCGGTTAAATGCAATTTAATTTTTGAAGCTAAATCATTTTCATTTAAAGCATTATTTGATGTTACGTTTATATTAATATTTGGTGAATATGTACTTGTTACATTATTGTTAGGTTTTTGCATTGGATAAATCATAGGAGCGGCTGATCTATAGTCACGATAATTTTCAGCTTTAGGAATAACATTTGCTAATATTTCATTAAGTTTAGGTTGATTTATTTTCGGGCTAATCTCAACAAATTCAGCTTTTATATTTTCAAATACTTTTCCTAGCTTTCCTGATATTTTACTTGCAAATTTAATTATTGGGTTTATCACATACTCAAAATATTTATCTTTAATTGTAGTAAATATATTAATAAGAAAATCTTTGACTATGGTAAAAGCACTAAAAATATTTTTCCCTATTATCAGACCAAAATCAGCGAATTTATCAACAAATTTTTTAGTTATAGATTGTAACCATAGAGATATTTTAGTTCCAAATACTGAAAATTTGTTAACCCATTCAATTGAATTATTATAAATCCAATTTGATATTTTAGTTCCTAAATTTGAAAACCAGTTTAAAAATGAGTTAAAAAGCTCTTTTAATTTATTAACAACTAATCCAAAAACAGATTTACCACCTTGAAAATGGGTCATGATATCTTCAACTAATAAAGCAATAACAGCAACAACGGCAATAACTCCCGCAACAATTAACCAAAGCGGTAGAGTCATTAGAATTTCCGCAATTGCCGCTTTTCCTGCTGCAATAGCAAGTAAACCATCAACTATAATCATAATATTTGTTACAACAATATTTGCTAGCATTGCAATTTTATTTGCATTTAATGCTAATGTTATAGCGGTAATTGCGCCAACAACTGACCACATAATAGCAGGAGCTTTTTTAAACGATTCAAAAAATCCTTCAATTATATATCCCGTAATTTCAATAACAGGTTTTAAAGCTTTCATTGTTAGCGAAAAAAAATTTAATGCTTTAACCGCTAGTTTTGTAAAACCAGAATTTCCTATTTGCTCTTGCAACAAAAAAATTTCATTTTTAAAATTAATTAATGCAGCTTTTGGGCTTTTTAAATAAGCTTCCACACCATCTTTATAGACCGAATAACCAGAGTCACTTATAAGCTCTGCTCGTTGTTCGGCTGTCATCCCTTTTAATTTTGCATCAGCTACTTTTTTACCACCGAGTCTTTTTTCAATTTCCTGCAAAATAATTGTGTCATCGCCTAGCTCTCGTTGCTTTAATTCAGCCATTGAAGCAGTACCAGCGATAAAATCAGTCACCCCTTTTTGCACTCGTTGCAACGTTGCTGGATCACTTATGCTTGCACCAGCATAAGCAACTTGTAATTTTTTGTAGACTTCTAGTGATTTATCCACGCTAATATCAGAGAACGACATCTGCTGTTGGAATTTACCGAATTCATCTGTTAAATGCTTTATCGACATTCTTGATTTATGGGCGAAATCAATAACTTTTTGCAACTGAGCCGTTGCTATTTCTGGGGATTTTGTCGCATTAATAAGCTGGTTTTTAGTATTTTCAAGACCTGCGTTTACGTCAAATGTTTTTTTGATTGCTTCAAATCCTACAAATCCAGCAATAACTAATTTTAATTTACCCATTACAGCAGAAACTTTATCAACAGATTGTCCAAATTTATCAACGGATTCTCGGCCTTTATTCATTTCATTTTCGATATTGGTCATGCCGTTTTTTTCAAAATCAATTGTAAACTTAGCAAAAAAATCAGCTAATAAATTACTTGCCATTGTTATATTTACTCTCTATTTCTTTATTATATTGGTATTCAAATTCTGCATTTTTCTCAAACTGCTCTAGTGTGTCCATAATATCTTCTAGTGTAAATTGATTAAATAATTGCGTCTTTGATATTTTATACTCGTAACAAATGCGCATTATTGCGGGGTCAGTTGTACTTTCTTCAGCCATTCTACGAGAGAGTGACTTGACCCAACTACTCGCTCGATCACTCCCCCGATATCTTTTTTTAGGATTTCAGATAAACAATTATGCTTAATGATATGAACAAATAATTCAATAATTGTTAGAACAGACATTTCATTTAATTTTTTTTCATCTATTCCAAAATTATTTTCAGAACACTTTTTTACAAAATAAGAAACTGTATCAAAATCTAATTTATTAATTATTTTATCTATAATTGCGTCAATATCTTTGTCTTTATTTTCTAATTTATAGCTAGTTGTTTTTTCCACTTGCTTAAAGCTGCTAGCAACAACACTTAAAGAAGATAAACATTTCATCATTAAATCATATCTATCTTTTGTCCCTAACCTGTGCACTTTGTAAGTATGATCATCAATTTTTAATTCTAAAATATTTGTATTTTCCATTTTTAATCTTTAACTCCCGCAATATTTATTCTTAAATCTGTTAAGCTAAATTCCCATTCAATCGCTTTTTCATCCGCATCAACTTGTAGTTCTGGCCATTTAACAATGCGACCCATTGCAGTAACGGCCGTTGCTCCATTCGTGTGTCTTAAGACAATTGGAATTCTTTTTGTTCCGTTTGTGACTATTTCATCTGCATTTAATAAACCAGAAAACGCTAGATTTGTTGGAGATGTTGAAAATATATTTAGCTTCATAGTTCCCGTTTTATTTGGGTTTTTTATTTCTACCACATCCCCTTTAATTCCACTTTTTAATTTATAAACCTCGACAGAGCGTTGAATTTTTATAGCTGTCCCATCAGAAAAACCGTCAACTTCAGCACCACCGATTAGCAAAATGTAACATTCTGGATTGTAAATCATTTTTATTTCCTTATATTTTATATATAACTTTTGCTTTTATTTTAACAATAGATCCGAGCACTGTAAACTCGTAAGAAACATCTGATAAAACACCATTAATTTTATCATCATCAGAAATCTTGCTAATATCAGGCATATTTATTTTATAATTTTCATCAATTATTTTTTTCGTTTTTGCAGCATAATCAAGAAATTCAATAAATTTAGATTCTAGCTGCATAAGTCCAACTTTAGAATATAAAATTTTATCTTTTTTAGTTAACAACGAGTAAAAGCATTCCTGAATTCTTGCATTAATAAAATCCATAGTTATTTTAATATCAATAAAATTTCCAGCAGAAAATTTTCCATACCTTAAAACATTTATTCCCGAAATTTCTTCATAGGTGTTAACGTTTTTAGATTCCAAATTATTATATTTAGTTGTTGAAATATAATCGGGTTTAATTCCTACAATTGTTTTATACGCAAGCGTTGCTGTTCCTGCATCATATGCCATAGCAAGTCCAATCGCTCCCATTTCAGGATATTTGTCTGAATCATTTGAAAAAATAATTCCTGAACTTTTAAAAGAATTTTTCTTAAGTAAAGAACCAATATCTTTTGAATTTTCTTTATATGGGGTATCACTAACATCTTTTGAATTTGTTGATGTTAAAAACATTTTTTTTGTTGTTTCAATGTATCTTGCAACATTTAAAACATCATCAGGGGTTTTTGAATAAATCCCTAACGCATACCATGAGTTATTTACATCTGTTATTTTTGTAATACATGTTATTATATCATCGACACTTTTATCATCTTTTTTTGTAAGAGGTGCCACCATTAATTTACTTGGCCGCGGACTTTGTGCAAAATATGAACTAGCTGCAATATAAGCTTTATCTGTTATTAAAAAACCATCTGCAATTAATTCTTTTGGTTCCTTATAAAACCTAAACATATCTGTAAATGTTTGCGGTGCTGTATCAGCAATAAATAAAGCAATGTTAAAACTTGTTTTATCTGGTGCTTTTAATTCGCTTATTACTGTTAATTCCATTATATCATCAAGATTTGCCATTTATTTCTACCTTTTTAATAAAATATATTTTTTCTTTTATTTCTTCTATTGTCTTAAAATAAGCTTCAAAAGTTAATCTTGGTTTT